GTTGATAACGTAACCAGTGAAAGTTATGTTGATTCATTATTAACTAGCGGCACAGATTATCCCCCGTTAATTGATAATGAAGCCACCCATGATTCGGAGGGTTGTTAACAATGAAGAGCATGACTAATTATGAATGGGACGAGCAATTTTACCGAGAGTTAGTAATAGATTACAATTACAGATTTCCCAAGTTTATGGAAATTAATTACCCTAATTACGAGGAGGAAAGTAATAATGAATAACTCAAAGATTCTCCCTAGACGAGATGCGAACGCCGCCGATTTTAAGGTCAATAAGTATACAAGAGCAGGACAATATGGTAAAGCAATATGTTGCCCAGAATGTAAAGATGTCATGACTGTTTATCATTTTGCATGGAGTAGATTAGAGTGTCTTAATTGTAAACAATCAGTAGACAAATATGACTGGAGAGTAATACCAACTCAAGGCCAATTAGGGACTGATAGTAATAACAATAGGAGGGAAGATTAATGACTCAAATGTATACACGACATGGTAGAAGTCCTCTGAGTAAGGAACATTTAAGACAGTTAGATTGTCTCCTTGAAGCATACAATCAGAAAGGTAATTCAGAGGGGGATAGGAGATTTTATTGGGCAAAGATTCAGGCATTAACTAACAGTCTAACAGAGTAATTAAGCCACTAAGTATTAACGTAGTTTTCCACAGTTATTGTTAGTTTCTGTGGAAAACTCTTTGTTTTAAGTATTTTTTGGTCTAATAAATAGCAAATTAAATATATGTATGTGTTGTAATCGTTTTCCACAATGTTGTTAAGAACTGGATGTAATATGTGGAGAAGGTGTGAATTAGTAGGGAAATTGTGTGGATAAATGTGTCTCAGAGTCGTTATCTTAGCGAGTCGATTATAACACGAACTCGCTAAAATTACAAGACCCTCGTTATAATTTTGTAGTATTATCTTTATTTCATAATATATAAAGTTTTCCACATAAATATCCTATACTTAGTTGACAGTTACTCTTAGTAGTATTATAATAACTAAGTAACACTCTACGTGGGCAAATCCTATGTCAGTTCTTTACAGTCAAGGGCTAAAGAGTAAGTATAGAATAACGCTGGAATTAGACGTGCTAGATGACTTTAATCCTCATGATATTGCATGGGATAAAGTGTTTAATTTAGACAGTAATAATGAGTCTGCTAAGTGTTACATAGAGGACATAAGTTAGCTGTCAGTTCTTATCACTTAAGACCTTGCAGTTTGCTGGCAGTTCTTGTTACAAACTGTGAGGTCACTACTTGACACTTAGTGGGCTTATATGCTACACTATTTGTTATTTGCGTGAGCCACTTTATGCCCGTTTCGTTGTTATCGGGGGGCGGGTGCGTTGCTAAAAAAAGATAGAGACCCTAACCTACAGAGGTGACAATTCGAGATGTATATATAAAAATCGCCAAAATTTTTCTGAGGTAAAAAACCCCGCCATAAAGTTTTCATTAACTACCTTTTTACCTTCTTGCAATTATGTTGAAATTGATATATAATAGGTGAAGGACGACCCCACGTTATGTACGACGAAACCACCTATCATATCTACGCTCAAGATAGATGTCTTTATGCAAATCTCCCTGAAGAAGAGTTTGAATGTACATGGGAGATGTTAAAGGTAATGGTTGGTTTACTTAAAACAGATTATACAGAGAGAGACTTATCATATATTAAACTAGGACCAAAGTGCGGCGTTGGTGGGCCAGGTAGGGTTCTCCCAACACCAATGTGGGAAGAAGATTCATATTGACATATACATAATATCGATGTATAATTGAAGTGTAATTACAAAACGCTATGGCAAAAGGATTTACTGTTAAGACAGTCCCTCCCAAGAAGGCTAAAGAACCTGATTGGGATTATGATGCAATCAAAGCAAGAATGAAAGGTAAGAAGATTGTCTTCTGTTTACCTGGTAGAGGTTGTTCATTTATATTCTTAAAAGCATTTGTACAGATGTGTTTCGACATGGTACAAAATGGAATGAGTATTCAGATCTCACAAGACTACTCATCAATGGTTAACTTCGCAAGATGTAAGTGTCTAGGTGCGAATGTACTTCGTGGTCCTGATCAGTTACCTTGGGATGGTAAACTAGAGTATGATTACCAACTATGGATTGACTCGGATATTGTCTTTGACTCTAATAAGTTCTGGCAACTGTGCGATCTTGCATTACCTGCAGAAGATTCCGAGAAAGAGGAAGCTGAGATCTGCGGTGGTTGGTATGCAACAGAAGATGGCATGACTACCTCAGTTGCACATTGGTTGGAAGAAGACGACTTCCGCAAGAACGGTGGAGTGATGAATCACGAAACTGTTGAGTCAATCACCAAGCGTAAGAAACCATTCACCGTTGACTACACAGGTTTCGGTTGGGTCATGATTAAGAATGGAGTCTTCGAGGATAAGAAAATGGAATATCCTTGGTTTGCTCCAAAGATGCAACAGTTTGAGTCTGGAGCAGTTCAGGATATGTGTGGAGAGGACGTAAGTTTCTGTTTAGATGCAATTGATGCAGGCTATAAGATCTGGTGCGATCCTCGGATTCGTGTTGGTCACGAAAAAACTCGTGTGATCTAACCGTCGTGTCTCGTTTTTACTATGGAGGTTAACTAAATGGCAATGAGAAGTGCTCTTGGTGGCGAAATCATCGAAGCAACGCCCAAAAAAACTCGTCAAGGAAGGGGGAAACATACTAAGTATGCGGCATCCTCTCGAAATAGGGCAAAGAAACGCTACCGTGGCCAAGGAAAATAAATAGAAGGGACTCCTAGAGTCCCTTTTTTAGTGGGAATACGAAAATGCACGACTTTTTAGACAATCTGCCTAACCACCAGTACCAGAAAATGCTACGTGAGATAGCAAATGATGATATAGTTCCTAAAAAAAGAGATAAAAAAGTAACAAATGACCTTTATGAAAAGATAGAAGACAATGAAATCTATGAAGTGATAGATTAGGGTGCTAAATAAAGATATATTTGCCGTATAAGAGTGCCTGTCCAACGCATAAGTAGGTCATTTAAGGATATAAGCATGTCCTTTCAGGTTAATCCGTTAACTGATGACCTTATTGCGATTAAAAATCAGACTGCTATAGCCCGTTCTATTCGCAATCTAGTGCTTACTTCGCCTGGAGAGCGATTTTTTAATAATGATTTAGGTTCAAGAGTAAATGAATTACTATTTGAAAATGTTGATGACATTACGGCATCATCAGTAAAGAGTGAAATTGAAAATACAATTAAAAATTATGAACCTAGAGTTAAATTATTGTCTACAAGAGTATCTGCCAATCCTGATGCATATGAATTTGATGTTACTATTCGTTATGAAATAGTTGGAATAGAGGCAGAACCACAACAGTTATCATTCGCATTACAGCCAACAAGATAATGCCCCTAGTTAATTTCGCAAATCTGGACTTTGACCAGATAAAAACATCAATTAAAGATTACCTTCGATCTAATTCCAATTTTACGGATTATGATTTTGACGGATCTAACCTGTCAACCATTATTGATGTCCTTGCATACAATACATATATCACTTCATACAATGCCAATATGGTATCGAATGAAGTTTTTATCGATAGTGCAACATTAAGAGAGAATGTTGTTTCACTGGCCAATAATATTGGATATACTCCTCAGTCTAAAAGAGCATCACAAGCTAATATTTCCTTTTTTGTTGATACAAGTAACTATGTAGATGTACCACAGACAATAACTTTGAATAAAGGTATCGTTGCATCATCAAATGCCTTTGCAAATGAGAGTTATACCTTTGCAGTGCTTGATGATATTACAGTTCCAGTCTCAGGTAGTGAAGCAGCGTTTAATAATATTCCTATTTACGAGGGAATTTACCTTACACAAACATTTGTAGTAAATTCTTTTGATCCAAATCAACGTTTTGTTCTTGATAATAGTGGAATTGACCTTTCTACAATCAGAGTTATAGTAAAACCATCAGAATCTTCGACTGTAACTCGTAAATATACTAAAGCTGATAGTTTATTTGAGATAAATGGTGATTCACCTGTGTATTTTTGTCAAGAAGTGGAAGGTGAAAGGTATGAATTGATATTTGGTGATGGAATTTTCGGTAGAAAGTTGGAAGCACCTAGTTTTATTGAGGTTTCGTATCTAGTAACCAATGGTGAAGTTGGAAATGGCATTCAAAACTTCAATTTTAGTGGAAAATTAACGTCTACACGAGATAATACAACTATTAGTAGTGGAATTTCTTTAATTACTACACTTGTTAGTAGTTCTTTAGGTCAAAATATCCAATCTATAGAGTCAATTAAGAAATATGCTCCTCGAATCTATGCATCTCAGAAAAGAGCTGTAACAACTGCTGATTTTGAAGCAATTATTCCAACATTGTATGCTGAAACTGAGTCAGTTTCTGCATTTGGGGGAGAAACTTTAACTCCACCTCAATATGGTAAGACTTTTGTAAGTATTAAACCTACAAGTGGTCCTTATTTGTCAGATCAGATCAAAAATAATATAAAAAGACAACTTAAAAATTATACTATTTCAGGAATTGACGTAGAAATCACAGATTTAAAGTTTTTATACATTGAATTAGACATAACTGCTTATTATAACTCCAATTTAATTGGATCAGCTAATGATCTCATCAGTCTCATCTCTGCGAATCTTGCAAAATACGCTAAATCTGCAGAAATGAATCAATTTGGTGGTAGATTTAAGTATAGTCAACTAATTTGTATGGTTGATAGGAGTAGCGATGCTGTAACTTCTAATATTACGACCATTGTTATAAGAAGAGATCTGAGAGCAGCGTTAAATAGTTTTGCGGAATATGAAATTTGTTTTGGAAATGGTATTTTTGCCAAAAATTGTGAAGGGTTTAACATTAAGTCATCTGGATTTAATGTAGATGGAATTTCTGGTGTTGTATATCTCACTGATAAACCAGATACTGGATCTAAAGATAATGGGCAAATAATGTTGATACAATTAGAAGCGTCTAATCAAGCGATAATCGTAAAAGAAGGAATTGGAACAGTTGATTACAAACATGGTGAAATTAAGCTTTCTCCAATCAATATAACTAATACAGTTCTTAACAAAGGATTCCCAGTTGTTGAAGTATCTGCCATTCCTCGCTCTAATGATGTATTAGGGCTTCATGATTTGTATATTCAACTACCAATGGAAAATGTGAATATTAATGCTATATCGGATTCTGGTGATTTAACTACATCTGCACCTAGTTATGCAAATGGTAGTTTAGTTAGAGGACAAAAAGTAGTTCCAGGATCTACAACTTGTGATATTCCTGATGACACTATATTTACTGCCACTAATGGTACGACTGATACGACATCTACACCTATGACCACTACAACCACCTCTACTCCCTCTACATCATCAGCAACCGTTGTTTCGACTCCTAGCACCCCTAGCACCCCCTCTACTGGCGGTGGTTCATCCTCTGGCGGCGGTGGCGGCGGTTATGGTGGTTACTAACTCTCATATTCTTACTAAGATCAAAGTATACAAAAAATGATATCAACAGATCTCCAAAGAGTACAGATTCAAAATATAGTTGAGAATCAACTCCCTTCTTTTGTACAGGAGGATTTTCCTTTATTAGGGGAATTTCTGAAGGAGTATTATACTTCACAAGAATATCCTGGAGCTTCTGCTGACGTAATTCAAAATATTGATGAATATTTAAAATTAGAATCTTTAACTAATAATTCCCAAGAGACAGAGCTCGGAAGTGCAGTTGGATATCAAGACACTACAATTACAGTTACATTTGATCTTAATCAAGATATTCTGGGAACATATCAGTTTCCTGCTAGAGATGGTTTAATACAAATTGATGATGAAATAATATTATATAAGGAAAAAACTAATACTACATTTACTGGATGCGTAAGAGGATTTAGTGGTGTCACTTCCTATGGTACGGCTGATCAATTAACCTTTTCTCAATCTGATATTAATCCTCATGAGAAGGGTAGTAAAGTTAAAAATTTAAGTGCTTTACTTTTTAATAGATTTTTACTAAAACTAAAAAATCAAATTTCACCAGGTTTTGAAGATAGGACTTTAGATGTTAATTTAAATCAAAGACTGTTTATTTCAAGATCAAAAGATTTTTATCAAACTAAAGGTACTGATGAATCTTACAATATTCTCTTTGGAGCTTTATATGGTGAAAAGGTAGATGTAATAAAACCAAGAGAATTTCTTTTTAGACCTTCTGATGCTGATTATAGAGTAACGAAAGATTTAGTTGTTGAATCTATTCAGGGAAACCCTCTTGATTTATTAAATAACACCTTATATCAAGATAAAGTTCATTTTGGAGATCATTATTGTTTAGATGCAGCCTATGCTCCTATTAGTGGAATAGAAAAGATCTCTATTGGCAATTCTGATTTTTATAAATTAAATCTTGATTATGGTTATGCAAGAGATGTTCCTCTTAAAGGAACTGTATATGGAGAATTTATAGTTCATCCCAATACAAGAGTAATAACCGAAGTATCTATAGGTTCTAGTGTAATAGATGTAGATTCCACCATAGGTTTTCCTAATGCGGGAGAATTGTATGCAACCTATGGAACTGGAGTTACAGGAATTCTAACATATAGATCTAAATCAATAAATCAATTCTTTGATGTTGGATTAGCTAATACTACAACTGTTGGTCTTACAACTTCTATTAACTCAAAAGAGAATATTAGATTAAATACAGACGTTTATGGATATGTTGGTTTAGGAACCACCACTAAGGTTTCCATGAGGGTTACGGGAGTTTTAGCAGATTTAGAAATTCCTGATGATACCTATTATTTTAATAATAATGATACTGTTTCTATAAAGTCTTTAGGAATAACTACTTCAAGTCCTAAGACTGAGAATTGGTTTTATAATGTTGCCATAAAATATGATGTAGAATCTATAACTTTAGTTGATGAATCTGATTTCACTTACACTTTGGTTACTTATTGTGAAAATAACTTTAGATTAGGTGATAAAGTCACTGTTATTGATACACTTGGTAGTACTCAGGATTCTACAGTAAGTGAGGTTATAAGCAACTATAGTTTTTCTATTAAAGGTCAAGGAAATATTTCAAGTGGCAAATATTCAGTTGAAAGAAAAATTTTAAGAGCAGATGTAAATTCATCTTTAAGCGATTATTCATATATTGATAATTATTTTGCTAATGTTCAAAATGCGTATGTAAGATTTAATCAAGATCTTTTAGTAACCTCTTCTTCTATTCCAAATTATCACAATTCTCCTTTAAATTTTTATGATAGAAAAATTATATTAAATGGAGAGTATAGTGGATCTGAATTTACAATTTTAGATATAAATGATCATGGTTATTATACAGGAGATGCTGTTTACTACAGTCCTTTCAATATAGAAACAAAAGATTTTCTTGGAAATACTACAAAAGTGGTAAGTAAGTTTCCTGAGATGAATGAGGGTGTTTTCTTTGTAAAAAGGTTAAATAAAAACCAATTTCAACTTGCTACAAGTCCAGCTAATATATCTAATAATTCATTTGTTTCAGTATCAGGTATTGTAACTTCCAATACTTTAGAATATCTTGATTTTCATGATAAAGATGTTGAACATCAACTTTTATTAAAAGAAATAAAAAATCCTGTTAATGAGGATGGGAACTTTGTTACTGGACCAGGAGATAGAACAGGTATTTTAGTCAATGGTGTTGAAATTTTAAATTATAAATCAACTGAAGCAGTTTATTATGGAACTATTAAAAATATTGATATTGCATCGGAAGGAATAGGTTACGATGTAATCAATCCTCCCGTTTTACACATATCAGATAATATTGGTTCAGGTGCAACTGGAATATGTGCTGTTGAGGGAGCTCTCATAGGTATTAATATTGAAGATCCAGGTTTTGATTATGTTTCTCATCCAACTCTTACCATAAGTGGTGGTAATGGAGAGGGAGCAAGAGCTAGCGTTAATACGAAAGAGATAGAACACTCAGTTTCATTTAATGCTACTGCAGATTCTGCTCGTGTTGATATAACCAATAGCACTATTGGTTTTTCTACCTTCCATAAGTTCAGAAATGGTGAAAAAGTCATTTATAAGACATTTGGGCAAACAGCAGTTGGTGGAATTTCAACAGATGCGATTTATTATGTTCATACTGTTGGTGTTTCTACTGTAAAACTCTATAAGTCAGAAACTGAGGCAGTAAATGTTGGTTTAAACACAGTAATCCTATCAGGGTTTGGAGTTGGTGTGCAATCTCTTCAATCTGTTGGTAAAAAACAAATTGTATCTAATATTATAGTTGATAATACTGGTTCTGGTTACCAAAATAAGAAAAGAACCATAATTTCTGCCACAGGAATTAATACAGCTCTTAATGAAATTAATATCAAGGATCATGGATACAAATCTGGAGAAATTATTCAATATTCATATAATGTTGATCAAATTACAGGAATTAACTCAAATACAAATTATGTTGTTACTGAAGTTGATTCAAATAACTTTAAATTATCAAGTGTAGGAGTTGGAACTACATCCAAGTTCTTATATTATGATACAGAGCAATATATTGATCTTACTGTTGCTGGTCTAGGCACTGGAACTCATACTTTTAACTATGAACCAATTACAGTAACTTTAAATGGGGAAATAGGAGTTGCTACTGTTGCAGGACAAGATTTTCAAGCAAAACTTCAACCTTTGTTTAAAGGATCTCTAAAATCGGTACAAATAACAAATGAGGGATCAAATTATGGTTCTGCAAATATTATAAATTATGATCGTCAACCACTATTAACTCTTAAGAATGGATCTGGTGCAGAAATTACTCCAATTATCAATAATGGTAGAATAGTTGAAGTTCAAGTAGATAATCAGGGTGAAGGTTACAATGCACCTCCTAATTTAATCATTACTGGTTCTCAAGGTGATTTTGGAAAATTGGTTCCAATTATTAATGATGGAAAAATCACTAGTGTAAGAATTGACAACCCTGGAATTGGTTATACTGGTAGTGTTGGAGTAGCTGTAACCACTGATGCATCTAATGGAAAATTAAGAGCAAAACTTCAAACTTGGACAGTTAACTATTTCCAAAAATATGTAGATATTATATCTGAAGATGATGGAATTTTAGAAGCTGCCGAAAATTCAGAGTTTGGTATTGAATATACTCATTTATACGCTCCTCGTAAATTAAGAGAATCTGTATATGTTAGAGATCAAGATAATAATATAAAATATGGATTATTAGATTTACAGAAGGTGGATGGAGAAGAAGTTGCTGCAGAATTTCATTCTCCTATAATTGGATGGGCATATGATGGAAATCCAATTTATGGCCCTTATGGATATGAGACACAAACTGGTGGATTTGTAAAAGCTATGGAATCTGGTTATGTACCAGTAACTGCTGCTAATCGACCCTCATTATCAGACTTCCCACAAGGATTTTTTGTAGAAGATTTTGAATTCAATCACTCAGGAGATTTGGATGAACATAATGGTCGTTTTTGTATAACTCCTGATTATCCAAATGGTGTTTATGCATACTTCTCAACTATCAATCCTACTAGTATTGAGAATTCAGGAGCTTTTAATAGATATAGAAAACCTCAGTTTCCTTACTTGATTGGAAATACATTTAAATCAAAACCTAATAGTTTTAATTATAATGTGGATATTAACCAAAAATCTTATGATTTAAATAAAACAGATTATTTTAGAAACACTACACCTTATTCTTTGACAGAAGAAGATGCATCATATGATTTCTTATATCAACCAAATAAAGAAAGAGAGCAATTAATTGATATAAATTTAGTTTCTGCTGGATCTATCAATGGTGTAGGTATATTGACAGGTGGAAATAACTATCAGGTTAATGATATTATCAATTTTGGACAACTAAATGATAGTCCTCAAAGAGCTAAAGGGATTATTTCCAAGGTAGGGGGAAAAGTAGTTAACAATATTAGTGTTGCAAGTAGCACTGTATCAGATTTAGAGATTTCTCCATACGATGTTAATGGACAATATATCGCATTTTCTACTTCTCCCCATAACTTTACCAATTTAAATCTCGTCTCTCTTTCTGGATTTAATACTTCTACTGATCATTTGCAAGGAAGTTTTAATATTGGAGTAAAAACTGAAAGTGTTTTACTTGCAGGTGCTGCATCAACTATTGGAGTAACTGGAATAGTAACTTACTTTGGAATATCAGGATCACTTTCAAATGATCTTTTATCAATTAGAGAAAATGATATTTTAGGAATTGGGACTGAAACAATAAAAGTTCTTCAAGTTGATAGAGTAAATTCTAGATTGAGAGTTCTTAGAGCTCAAGAAAGCACGATGGGAAGTGCTCATACTGCTGGATCAGTAATAACTGAAGATTCTCGAAAATTTACTTTTAACTCATCTCCTGAAAATGACATAATATTTGAATTAAATAGAGAAATTTATTTTGAACCAAAAGAAGCATTAGGTATTGGAACTCTTGCTGGTGTGGGTATTGGAACTACTATTTCTTTCTCTAATCCTGGTGCAGGTATTACGGAAATTTTCATACAAACAGAAGCAATTTATCTTCCAAATCATAATTTAAAAACTGGTGATATTGTAAATTATAATACAAATACTGGTGATGCGATAGGTGTATCAACAGATGGTATTACTCTGTATAGTCTTCCAACCAACTCTCCTTTGTATGTTGGAAAAATTTCTAACGATTTAGTTGGAATTCAGACCTTCCAAGTTGGTATTGGAAGCACTGGTACATTTGTAGGTATTGCAAGCACAACTAGTAATAGAGGATTGTTACGATTAACTGGAATTGGAACAGGAGTATTCCATAGTTTTAAAACAGTTAAGAATAATGTTGTTAATGCAGAGGCTCATAAAAATACGGTTACTGTGGCCACTGCCTCCACACATGGATTGAAATTTAATGATAGTGTAACTATTGATGTACAACCAGGCATAGGAACTACAGTTACAGTTAAGTATAATGATTTTAACCGCAGAATAGTATTTGATCCAAAATCATTTGTTGCAGGTAATGTTGATACGACTGCTAATACAATTGAAATTACCAATCATGGTTTGAATACTGGTGACAAGGTAATTCATACAGCAACCTCTTCATCTGGTGGATTAGAAGATGAGAAGATGTATTATATTTTCAAATTCTCTACAAGTAAAGTTAAATTATGTCTAAGTAAATATCAGTCTGAGCAATTTGAACCTGAATTTGTAAATATAACTTCTGCGTCTGCAGGAACTTTATCTCCTATTAATCCTTTAACTAATCTCACTAAAAATAATACTGTAAGATTTGATCTATCAGATTCCTCATTGGCTAGTTTTGTTGGAGTAACTTCTTACTCTGCTTTTGATCTTAATCTGTATACGGATAATAAATTCCAAAATGAATTTTATTCGACTACTTCAACTAATACTTTTGAAGTATCTAAAACAGGGAAAGTAGGGATTACCACTAATGCAAGTTTGACATTAAGTGTTACTCAAGATTTGCCAGAAATATTATATTATAAGTTTACTCCTATCAACGAATCTTTAATTTCTGAAAGTAAAAAAGGAATTATTGTTGATGAGGAGATAGAGGGATATAATCAAATTGATATTGACAATAGTGTATATTCAGGAAACTTTACTGTAATTGGTATTGGATCTACTAATACTTTTACTTATAATTTAACTAACCGTCCTGAAAGACCTGCTTATAGTGAGGCAGAGTCCTTATTAGAGTATTCTACGAATTCTACTACAGCATACGGTGCAATTGCAGATATTAAATTAAAATCTCAAGGAAGTGGATATGAAGAAATAGTTGGAGTTTCTTCTATTGTTAGTGGTTTAGGAACTGATTCTATTTTAGAACCATCTAGTTCTAGTATTGGAAAAATAATTTCTACTAGAATTGAAAATATTGGATTTAATTACTCTGCAGATAGCACTATAAGGCCTGTTGCCAATCTTCCTGAAATATTACAAATTGAATCTTTAACCTCATTTAATTCTATTGGAATTAGTTCTGCGGGTAAGAATTATACCATAGCACCTAATTTATTAGTTCTTGATGGATTTACAGGAAAACAAGTAAAAGATGTTGATTTAGAATATCAAATTGGTGATCAGCAAGTCACTATTTTGAAAAATACTAAAGGCATGTATAATACCACTCCTACTATCATTCCTACAGGGAATGTCAATGGAATTGGTATTAACACCATTACTTATGATGCAAGCACCCAAGATGTGACAATTGGTTTAGATACTTCATTTAGTAGTGCTACTGATGTTCCATTTACTGTTGGTGATAAAGTTCTAATTGAGAATGTAAGTGTTGGAGTTGGTACTACAGGATATGGATATAATTCTTCTAATTATGAGTATTCACTCTTTACCCTAACTGCAGTTAATATTCCTCTTGGAGGAAGTGTAGGATTTGTTACTTATAGTTTAGCTGGACTTTTACCAGAGAATGCATTTCCTGGTAATCAAGATGTTTTAAACTCGGCTGGAGTAATTGTTCCTCAAAAATTCTTCCCTCAATTTGATATCACTCTCCAAACTAACAATTTTATTGAAGGAGAACAAGTCATCTCAGGAAATAAAGTTGGAAGAGTTGAAAGTTGGAATGGTAAAAATGAAACTCTAAAAATATCTTCATCTGATGAGTTTAATATTGGAGATTTAATTGAAGGCACAACTTCTAGAACTGGAGGAACTATTGAATCTAAAATTAATTTTGAATCTGCAATCAAAATTGAAGCTGGATCAGTGGTTCAACAAGGATGGGAAAGACAGACTGGATTCCTTAATGATACTCTTCAAAGATTACCTGATAATTTTTATTATCAAAACTTCTCATACTCATTAAAATCTAAAGTATCATTAGATAAATGGGATGATGCAGTAAGTAAATTAAATCATCCTAGTGGATTCTTGAAGTTTAGTGATTTATTAGTGGAGTCACATTCTGATCCTACACCTGTTACTGCTAATGATAGTGATTTAGTAGCCTTTATTGATGCTATCGGAGTTGTTGATGTAAATTGCTATCCAAGTTTTGATTTAGTTACAGAAAATTCTTTAAGTATTAGTGATGATGAAACTCTATCTGATCAGATGTATTTTAATTCTAGAATTCTAACTGATTATTTTGAATCTGTTGGTAATAGAGTTTTAACAATTGATGATTTTAGCACAGAATTCAGTAGTAATCCTAGACCTACAAGATTTTCTGTTGCAACTGAATTTTCTATTACACAAAGATCTAAGAAATTTGTTACTCTTGTTAAGGACAAGACTTTCACTGGAGAACGTCAAGTTAGCCTTGTTACTCTATTACAAAATGGATCAGTAGGTTTTATTAATAATTACGGAAGAGTAGAATCAGTTCTGGATTTAGGAAGTTTTGATTTTGGTATAAGTGGTAATAATGGTCAACTTTTATTCTTCCCCACTAAGTTCAGTGTTAATAATTATAATATCACTGCAGCTAGTTTTGACATAATTGGTTTTGCTAATACTACTGGTATTGGTTCAACAACTCTTGGTAATTTTATTAATATCGATTCTACTCAAACTGCTGTACCCACAGGAACTGCTACTACAATTGTTGGAATCGCATCCACGTATAGAAGTTCAAAAGTTCTTGTCATGATTAATGGTGATAATGGAAGAATGGAATATGATGAACTTAGTATTCTTCATGATGGAACTAATGTAGATCTTTTAGAATATGGTCAACTAGCAACTGATAGTGATACTACTACTGGTGGTGCTGGTTTAGGAACATATACTGCATCGATGGCTACTGGAAATATAATTGTTCAGTTTGTTCCACATACAGGTATTGCAGCATCTGTAGATACAATCAGAGTTTCCATAGCAGATACTGCTTCAGGTAGCACAGGAATCGGAACTCAATTCCTTGGCGTTGGAGAACAAGATCTAGCATTTATAGATTCGACTTATACATCAATTGACGCATCAGGTTCTCCTACAGAAAATGTTATTGCTCAATATGATATCAATAACACAGTAGAAACGAATGATCATAATGCTGCTTACTATATTCTCAGTGTGGAAGATGTAACCAATAGTCGTTATGAAATGTCTGAGGTTATTGTTTTGAATGATAGTTCAGAAACTTATATTACTGAATATGGTAACATTACTAGCGTTGCAGGTTTAGGAACTGTGGGTGCTGCGGTCTCATCTACTTTTGTAAATCTTCTCTATACACCAAATGAAGATATTGATGTTCAGGTTCGTGTTTTCCAGATGAGTTTGCAGATTGCTGCAGAGAATTCTGCTATTAGTTCGGTAGAGGAGATTGATCTTAACAATGCATCCATCAGAGCTGGATTCGGTGATTACACAGGAACTGGAGTTGATGTTGTTAGAGCCTTTGATTTAAAACATCAAGGAAGAAATATATTTGCTAGAGAGTTTGATGGTAGTGATTCTTCTGTAGTAGACCTTACTAAAAATAGTATTTCAATTCCAGAGCACTTCTTTGTAACTGGAGAAGAAGTTACTTATGCTTTTGGAACTAATACTCCTATTGGAATTGCAACAACTACTATTACTGGTATTGGTACAACTTCACTTCTTCCCTCTACAGTATTTGCGATTAAGGTTGATGAAACAACTCTTAAATTTGCTAAGACTGCAGAAGATGCATTAAAAACAGTTCCAAATGAATTGCACTTATCCTCTGTTGGTACAGGAGCAGCTCATACAATAACTGCACGTAATCAGAATACTAAGTGTCTAATTGGAATTGATAATGCAATTCAACAACCGATTGTTGCGACTTCAGTTACAACTGGATTAACAAATCTAATGGGAATCGCAGATGTGACAGTAAAAACTTCTGGAGTTACATCTATCTTTGGTGGAGATCTAATTAAGATTAATGAAGAGATAATGAAGGTAACTACAGTGGGATTAGGTAGTACTAATTTCCTTGCAGTTGATCGTCAATGGATGGGAACAGCATTAGGAATTCACACTGTTAATTCGTTGATTACCAAGGTTGATGGTGACTATAATATTGTTGAAAATACAATTAACTTTATTGAAGCACCTTTAGGACCAACTCCTATTAGTTCTACAACTAATGAACCCGAAGAGAGATATTGGGTGGGTATTACAACATTCTCTACTTTCCAAGGAAGAACCTTCATGAGAGGGGCAGCTCCAGATAGTACTAATAGACCTTATGCAACCAATCAAGTTTTTGATGATATATCCGAAGGATTTACTGGGGTTGGTAAAACATTTACCTTAAAGTCAGATGGTTCAAATGCAGTAGGATTCTCTACTAATAATGCATGTATTCTTATCAATGGCATCTTCCAAAGTCCAACTGGTGGATTATCAACTTTCCAAGATTACACTTTATCTGAGGGATCAGGAATTACCACTATAACATTTACAGGAACAGCAACATCTCTTGCAAGTGATCCTAATAACTCTAATATACCTGTTGGTGGTATAGTTGCTTCCGTTGGTTCTACAGGTGGATTAGGATATCAACCACTTATTGGTGCTGGAGGAACTGCAATTGTTTCTACTGCAGGAACAGTTTCCTCTATTAGTATTGGTAACAGTGGTTCTGGTTATAGGATAGGAGTTCAAACAACCGTTAATGTCGCTATTCAAACTGGGACTAATACTCAACCACAATTAATTGGTATTGGCACGGCTGCTATCACTGATGGACACATCACAGGAATAGCGATTACAAATAGTCAAGTCATTTATGTTCCAAGGTCAATTTCTAATGTTGGATATAACTCCATAACAGGGGTCACAACTGTCACTACATCGACCCCACATGGACTTCTAGCAGGGCAGGAAGTCAAGTTAGCAGGAATTGCATTTACATGCGATTACCTCCCTGCTGTGGGCGTTCAGAGTGCCATATACAACAATGTTACAGGTATCATGACAGTCACCACATCTGGTGCTCATGGACTCTCTACAACAGGAAAAAATAGTGATGTGGTGCTTACTGGATTAGCATTTACTTGTGCATTAGATGATGGAGCAGCTACTCATCTATATCCAAGAACAACTGATCCTGCCTTCTGTGGAACAGCAGTTATCGGAGTCGCAAGTGCTACTCAATTTACTATAAATGCAGGTGTATCAACTGTTCCTACATTCTATGCATCAGGAGGTATAATACAACCTGCAATAATTGCACCTAGAGATATAAACAATTCTGCAAGTGGTACTGATCCTGCTGCTAGTGGATCTACAGTTGTTCGAGTTATAGATACCACTTCCTTTGTTGTTAATACTGGAGTATCTACACGAACTCATTTCTATTCAAGATGTGGAACAGTTAATAGACAAATGAATGTTGTGATTGATGAACCACTTTCATACACTAATATTCCTCTAGTTTATAGTTCTTCTGGAACAACAGGAATTGGAACTCAAGCCACAGTTGATATTATAGTGGGTCAAGGATCTAGTGTTACAGAGTTTGAAATAAAAAATACTGGTTATGGATATGCTGATGCTCAAGTTTTAACTGTTCCTAAGATGGGAACAACTGGTATCCCTACCGATCCAACAAAAACTTTTGAAGAATTCCAGATTACTATACAAGATGTAGCAAGTGATTCATTTGCTGGTTGGACATTTGGACAACTTGAAGTTCTTGATAAGATCCAAAGTGAATTTGATGGAACTAAGAAAGTCTTTACTCTGAAGAAAGATGGTTCTCCAATTACCATTAGAGCAAGAGAAGGATCTAATATTGATGTTCAATCAACCATTCTTGTTTTTGTTAATGATACTCTTCAAGTTCCTGGTGAAGGATATACTCTTACAAATGGAAGTATTCTAACATTCTCTGAGGCTCCTAAAGGAAGACAGACTGATGGATCATATAAAGGTGATACATGTAAGATTCTCTTCTATAAAGGAAGTGGTGATAGTGACGTGATATTCAGAGATACGTTAGAAACAGTTAAAAAAGGAGATACTTTACAAATTGCAGGTAATAAAAATTTATGCACTGATTCAATAGAGCAAGGTGTCAGATTAGTAAAAGAGGTGGTAGCGAGTGATGTTGTAGATACTAACGCATACACTGGTGTTGGTATTAATGGTGATCCAAATTGTAAGAGACCCGTTACATGGTGCAAACAAGGTTCTGATAAAATTATTAATGGGCAAGTGGTCAGTAAGAGTCGTGAGGAATTAGAAGCATTAATTCAACCCACTACGTTTATCATTCAATCTGTAGGAGTGGGTTCAACTGTGATATTCGTAGAGAGTGTAAGAACCTTCTTTGATCCTAGTAATGAAGATCAAACTACTGCTAAGACTCAAAAGATTTCTATAACTTCTCAAGACAATATTGTAGGAGCTTCTGCTACTGCTGTTGTATCTGCTGCTGGTACAATTTCTGCTGTTACAGTTAGTTTAGGGGGAACAGGATATACTTCTGCTCCTAATGTGATCATAGGTACTCCTGTTGGTTTAGGAACTACAACTAGAGCATCTGTTACTTCTACTCTTACAGGAGATGCAGTTTCTGCTATCACAGTTGTTTCTGCTGGTACAGGATATACTAATACTTCTGCACCTGAAGTTCTTATTGAAGTTCCTAATGTAACAAGAGAAATAAATGATTCATCTACATATGAAGGTGACTTTGGAGAAATTGTAGGAATCGCTACAACAGCTGTTGGTGTTGCATCGACAGGTATTGTATTTGATTTGTTTATTCCTACTAATTCATATTTAAGAGATACTTCCATAGTTGGAACTGCTGTTACAATTAGTGGTATTCAAACTGGATATTACTTTACAGTTTCTAATAGTAATATTGGAAACGGTGTAACATCAATCTATCAGAATAGATCAGTATTAGGAATAGGAACTACCTTCCTAGATAATGTATATGAAGTTGCTGCAGTTTCTGTTGCACAAACTTCCGTGCCTGGTATTGCTAATACATATGTGGCTAGAGTTACAACTAGTGTCTCTAGTTTCAATTCTCTATCTGGAGTGGGTGTGAGTGAACTATTCGGAAGTTTCTCATGGGGAAGAATAACACTAGGTGCAAGACCTGGTAGTTCAGTTACATCCTTTACTGCATATACGCAAAACGGATTTACTGGCATCTCTACATCCGCAGTGGTAAGTAGAGTTACTCCCCTAAAATCTCAAGATTATTCTAGTTAACAATCTTTGATAAATAAGTAAAAAAACTATCGCAAAATGGCTGCAATTATAACTGATCAACTTCGTATATTAAATACTAAAGATTTTGTTGCCAGTGTAGCATCGACAACTAATTCATTTTATACATGGATTGGTTTACCGAATGCTACACAGGTTGATTCTGATTGGAATACGACTCCACCTGATCCACGGGATAGTTTTAATCAAGAGAATGAATATTGGGATACAATGATAGCCTTGAAAAAGGTAGATACAACAGATATAAAACAAGTTGTTAAAAAGAATGCATGGGCATCAGGTATTACCTATGACATGTATAGGAATGATATTCAAGCAGAAAATCCTTCTAAACCTTCTAATGCGATTAGTTTATATGCTGCAAATTATTTCATAGTAAATTCAGATTTTAAAGTTTATATTTGTCTACAAAATGGAACTGATCCTGATAATCCTGAAGGAAAGGCATCATTAGATGAACCAACATTTACTGATTTAGAACCAAGAGCAGCAGGAAGTAGTGGTGACGGATATATCTGGAAGTATTTGTATACTATAAAACCAGGTGATATTGTAAAATTTGATTCAACTGATTTTATGCCTGTTCCTGCAGATTGGTCAACTAATAGTGCTGACGCTGCAGTAAGAGATAATGCATCAACTAGTGGTCAACTCAAGATTGTCACTGTTACAAATAGAGGTGTTGGACTAGGAACTGCTAATCAAACTTATACAAAGGTTCCAATTAATGGTGACGGTCAAGGTGCAGAGGCAACAGTTGTAATTAATAGTAGTTCTAAAGTTGAATCAGTTACTGTTTCTAAGGGTGGTTCTGGTTATAGTTTTGGAACATTAGATTTAGCAGAAGGTGGAGTTCCTACAGGAACAAGTGCAGCTGCATTCAATGTTATTATCCCTCCTCAAGGTGGACATGGTGCTGACATTTATAGAGAGTTGGGTGCTAAAAATGCTCTTGTTTATTCTCGTATTGAAAATGATGCAGAGAACCCTGATTTTATAACTGGCAACGAATTTGCTCGTGTGGGTATTGTTCAAAATCCTGAGGCATTTAATTCTACTGAAAATTTAGAATTAGATAAAGCAAGTGCAGTATATGCTTTAAGATTGACTGGTGCTGGTGCTAGTACCGCTACGTTCAATGCAGATGCTTTTGTTACTCAAACTATAGGAGTTGGTTCAACAGCTGTAGGAAGAGTTATTTCTTATGATCAAACAACCTCTGTTCTGAAGTATTGGCAGGACAGATCTACCTCTGGTTTTAATACCGATGGTAGTGCAAATACGGATCCTACTTATGGATTCCAAATGGATAGATTTACTGCGAATATTAAATCTGGTGGATCATTTAATATTGTTGGAGGATCTGAAACTCTAGCAATTAATACATCATTCACAGGTCTGTCTACTGTAATAAATAGTAGGACTTATTATCTTGGTCAGTCATTTACCGCAGGTGTGGCCAATCCAGAAGTTAAAAAGTATTCTGGAGATATTATTTACGTTGATAATAGACCGTCGATCACTAGATCAACAAACCAAAAAGAAGATATCAAAGTCATTTTGCAATTCTAAAGAATTATGTCTCAGGAAACCAATCTAAACGTCGCACCTTACTTTGACGATTTTAATGCAAGTAATGACTATTATAGTGTACTCTTTAAGCCTGGATATCCAGTTCAGGCAAGAGAGTTAAATAATTTACAATCAATATTACAAAATCAAGTTGAAAAATTTGGTCAACACTTTTTTAAAGAAGGTTCAAAAGTAGTACCAGGAAATACTTATTACAATAAAGACTATGCTGGAATACAATTAGAACAAAGTTTTTTAGGGATTCCACTATTCAATTATTTGGGACAATTAACTGGATCTAAGATTACTGGATTGACATCAGGTGTTACGGCTACTGTTGCTAAATGTGTTTTAGGAAAAGACTCAGCAACAGGAAATCCTATACTTTATATAAGTTACTTAGGATCAGATTCTACGAATAATATTCAAGGAATTTTTGCAAATAATGAATTACTAACATCTAGTATAGATATAATTTCTGGTGGAACCACCATTGCTGCTGGAGAACCATTTGGATCAACATTGGTTACAGGTGCAAATATAATTGGTTCATCCTTCACTATAAAAAGTGGAATTTATTTTGCCAAGGGAAGATTTGTAGAAGTAGCAGATCAAAATATTATTTTAGATGGAGTAAGCAATACTCCAAATTATAGAATTGGTCTCTTTATTAATGAGTCAATAATCAATGCAGATATGAATCCTGCGTTGAATGATAATTCCAGAGGATTTAATAATTTCTCTGCTCCTGGTGCAGATAGACTCAGAATAACGACTTCTTTAATTAAAAAAGATTTAGATGATTTTGATGATAATAATTTTGTTCAATTAGCGACTGTAGAAAATGGTATTTTAAAAAATCAAACTACTACAACTGATTATAATATCCTACAAGATGAGTTAGCCAGAAGGACATATGCAGAATCTGGTGATTATTATGTCAAACCTTTTGGTGTTGGCGTAAAAGAATCTTTAGATAATTACCAAGGGAATAATGGTGTATTTAATCCCAATCAATTAACATATGGTGGATTAATTCCTTCCGATAATCTTGGACTTTATCAAATTTCTCCAGGTAGAGCGTTTGTAAAAGGATATGATGTAGAGACTATCAGTTCAACATATCTTGATTTTGAAAAACCAAGAACAACTGCGACTCTCGAAGATCAGGGAATAAACTATAATACTGGTGCAACTTTAAAATTAAATAATGCATATGGAAGTCCTCAAATAGGTATTGGTAATACTTATGTTTTAAGTCTTAGAGATACAAGAGTAGGAACGGCAGCCACTCTTCCTGCAGGTAAGGAAATAGGATTGGCAAGAGTATATGATTTTGATTTAGAATCAGGATCATATGATAGAAGTAATCAAAATATAAATGAATGGGATCTTACCCTTTATGACATCCAAACAGTAACAGAGATAACTTTAAATGAACCCATTACATTAACTGTTCCTAGTCGTATAAAAGGAAAATTTAGTGGTGCAAGTGCATTTATAAAATCTCCTGTTTCATCTGGTGTTGCTGTTACAGTATATGATGTAAAAGGAGACTTTATTAAGAATGAAAACTTTATTGTAGATGGTGTAGAAAATACCAGAGTTGCTGTTGCAGTGACTAATTACGGTATTTCCGACATAAGATCCGTTTTTGGTAATACAAACGGGCCAGACATGAATACAGTGGGTGCTGCACAGACATTCTCTGCAGATACTATTCAAACTCCAATCATCTCAATTGGTGTTGCTACCATTACTGCTTTTAATACCACTGCTGCTGTAAGTATTAGTACAATCAGAAGCACCAGTCCTAATTTTCCAGGCCAAATAAAGACAGGAAATTTAGTTAGATATAGTGGTAATAACAGTGTTGATCCCGTTCTTGGTTCTGTTGTAAGTGTTGGAGCAAGTCATATAAACATCAGTGGTGTTACCACCGTTACTGGAGTTGCAGCAGGACAATTACCTTCTGCATTACTTCAAGTTTCCGACCTTGCAGTTGTAGGAGCAGATCTTCAAAAAGCAAGAGATGTTTCTTTCTATACTCAACTTCCCAAAAATAATGTTGCTAATGTAGATCTTACAGATGCTTCATTAGTCATTAGAAAGACTCAAAATGTAAACATCACAGATGGTCAACTTGCAACTGCTCTTGATGCAGGAACTAATGAAACATTTTTGCCATTTACAGTAGAGAGATATTTCTTACAAAGAAGTGATGGAACCACCGAAGTTCTGACAAGTGATAAAGTTCAAATAAATGCAGCGTCTAATCAACTTCAAATTTATGGTTTAGGTGGAAATGATGATGCAGTTCTTGTTACTACCCTCAAAAAACTTAAGCCTAAGTCCAAAGTCAAAATAAGAAATCGAGTTAATACCTTATTAGTTGATAAATCTACTAATGAAGCATCTGGTATTACAACTTTAACTGCGAATGATGGATTAACATTTGGTAATTATCCTTTTGGAACAAGAGTTCAAGATGAAGAAATATCTTTGAATGTTCCTGATGCCATAACAATACATAAAGTTTACGAATCTGCAACTACTTCTGATCCATCTGCTCCAACTTTGACATTAGATTCCCTTACAGGGCCTACTGGAAAGACTGCTGATCTTACAATAGGAGAAAAAGTTAAAGGAAGAACAAGTAATGCATGTGGATTATTAGCAGAATCAGTAACTAACTCTCAAATTACATTTATTCCTCAAAATGAGATTAATTTTAAGGAAGGAGAGACAGTTGTATTTGAAGAATCTTCGGTTGAAGGTGTAATAACTACCGTAAACGCATCTAGTTTTGATATTACGTCTAGTTTTGACGGTGAAAATGGTCAAAAAGAAGATTTTTATAATTATTCTATCATTAGAAGAAAATCTGATGCGAAAGCACCTAATAAAAAGATAAAAATTTACTTCTCAAATGGTTATTATCAATCAACTGATGATGGAGATATTACAACTGTAGATTCTTACTCTACTTTTAACTATTCTACTGAGATTCAAGCAGTAAATGGTATCCGAAATACTGATTTAATTGATATTAGACCTAGAGTTTCTGATTATACTGTAGCTGAAAGTGTAAGATCTCCTCTAGAATTTTTGGGAAGAACATTTAATGCTTCAGGTAATTCAGCAGCCAACATTTTAGCATCAGATGAAACCATCATTACTGATTTTTCATGGTATCTTGGAAGAGTGGATGCAATTTATCTTACCAAAGATGGTAGTTTCCAAGTAAAAACAGGAGTTCCTTCCGAACAACCTGAAGAACCAGGAACAACTGATGATGCATTAAAGATTGCTGTTGCCTCTTTACCTGCCTATCTCTATAATACGTCTGATGTTTCTTTGAATTTCTTCCAATATAAGAGATATACGATGTCGGATATTGGCCGACTTGAGAATAGGATTAAAAATCTTGAGTATTATACTACCCTTTCATTACTGGAAGCAGATACTGCTAGTTTATTCTTACCTGATCAAAATGGAATCAATAGATTTAAATCAGGATTCTTTGTCGATAACTTTACTTCATTCCTTGCACAGGCAAATCTTGTTGAATATAAGAATAGTATTGATATTAAACTCAGTGAACTAAGACCAAAACATTTTACCACGTCATTAGATTTAATGATGGGGCCTGTTGAGAATGCACCAGCAAACGCTGATTTGGCTTTCGCTTCTCCTCAAGGAACTAATATTAGAAAAACAGGAGATATTGTAAGTCTAAGTTATAATGAAGTTGAATATTTACAACAAGTTCAAGCAACTAGAACTGAAAGTGTAACACCTTTCATAATAAGTTTTTGGGGAGGGAGAATAGATTTAACTCCTGCTTCTGATAACTGGGTTGATACCGAAAGACTTGAAGCTAATATCATAAATGTTGAAGGTAACTTTACTCAATCGGTTCAAGATTTAACTGATATGTTTGGAGGAGATCCTCAAAGTGGATTTGGTTCTGTTGTGTGGAATTCTTGGGAAGAAATTTGGGCTGGAGTAAATCAAGATCCTAGACCAGCGAATATTACCACCAGAGATGAGTGGCAAGGAAATCAACTTTGGAGAACTACCTTTAGTGTCACTGATCAAATTCGCACAGGAACTAGAAGAATAGTTACAGAACAATTTGATCAAGAATCACAAGGAGATAGACTCGTAAGTAGAGATTTAATCTCCTTCATGAGATCAAGGAATGTTCAATTTGTAGGATCAAGAGTTAAACCTTCTACAAGACATTATGCATTCTTAGATGGAAGAGATGTAACTGCTTATGCTGTTCCTAAGTTGTTAGAGATCAATATGATATCGGGAACTTTCCAAGTTGGAGAAACTATTACAGGAACAACTCGACCAACAGGTGTATTACCTATTACCAATGATGATGCTCATTCTTCTATTAGATTTAGAGCTGCTCAATCTAATCACCTAGAAGGACCATATAATGCACCAACCAAAACTTATGGTACAAGTCCTTATGGATCTAATATAGTTCCAAGCAGTTATTCAACAACTTCTTCTACTTTAAATATTGATACCTTCTCATTAGCAAATGAACCTCAAGGAACATATTGGGGATGGGTAGAGCAAGATATGATATTGATAGGTGGAACCAGTGGTGCTCAAGCAACTATTTCCAATGTTCGATTAATATCTGATCTTGGATCAAATATAGTAGGAAGTCTTTTCATTCCTAATCCAAATATTTCTAGTAATCCAAGATTTGAAACTGGAAATAAAACACTTTCATTAATTAATAATGCATCTAATGATAGAAATGCTGCAACAAGTATTTCTGACCAAACCTTCTCATCTACAGGTATTTTAGAAACAGTTCAAGAAGATATTGTTTCTGTAAGAAATGCTAGTGTTTCAGTCGAAGCTATTACTGATCAGAGAACTCAAACAACACAAACCAATAGAACTCTCATACAAACTGTTAATAGAGATCCTTTATCTCAATCATTCTTTGTTGAGGAATCTACAGGTGTTTTCTTAACTAGTTGTGAAGCATTTTTTGCGACTGTAGATGAGAATGAGTTACCTGTTACGTTCCAATTAAGAACAATGCAAAATGGATTACCAACTACAAAGGTAATTCCATTCTCTGAAGTTAATCTTTCTCCATCCCAGATTACTATTTCTAATGATGGATCTATTGGTACAACATTTACCTTTAAGGCTCCTGTATATTTGGAGGGTGGTATTGAGTACTGTATGGTTCTTCTTTCTGATTCTTCTCAGTATTCAGTCTTTATCTCCAGAGTGGGTGAGGTTGATTTAATATCAGGAACATTTGTATCTCAACAACCAACTTTAGGATCTTTATTTAAATCACAAAATGGATCTACATGGGAACCAAGTCAGTGGGAAGATCTTAAATACAATCTTTATAGAGCAGATTTTGCAAGCACAGGATCTATAGAACTTTATAATCCTGAGTTATCAATTGGTAATAAGCAAATTGCTCATTTACTTTCAGATCCACTACAGTTAACAGGAAGAAAAATCAAGGTGGGAATTGGTTCTACTTTAAATGATACTGATCTTACTGTTGGAAACACAGTCCTTCAACATGGAAGTAATGCAACAGGTACTTATGTTGGTAATGCAGGTATTGCAACAGGAACTTTAAATATTATCAATGCAGGTATTGGTTATACACCTATTTCAGGCACTTTCCAATTTAATCAAGTTCCTCTAACAAATGTTACGGCTGCTGGAAATGATGCTGTGGCAGACATAACTATATCTAATGGTGTAGCGGTTGCAGCAACCATCTCCTCCTTTATTGTTGGTTCAGGTGGTACAGGATATGTTCCAGGTGATGTTCTGGGAATAGGAACAATTGGTAATAACTCATTAGGATTAAACGCTAGACTCTCTGTAGTTTCGATTGCAAATACATCTCAATTAATTCTTGATAATGTTCAAGGAGACTTTATTACAGGAACAGGAAATACTGTTAGGTATATTAATAACACAGGTCTTACAACTGATCTGAATGGAGCTAATAACGTTGGTGGAAATGTAACAATTTCTGATATCGATGTAGTGAACAGTGGATTGAATATCGTTGTTAATCATAAGAATCATGGAATGTATTTCACTGATAACTATGTAACTGTTTCTAAGGCACAAAGTGATCTCATTCCTACAAAACTTGTTAATGATCTTGATACATCCACCACAGGTGACATAACAGTTGATAGTGCTACTAACTTTGATCAGTTTGAAAATGTAGGTGTAGGAACCACTAACTATGGTTACTTGATGATAGGAGAAGAAATTCTTTCTTATGAAAGTGCTGATGGAACTACCATAGGTATTACCTCAAGATCTATTGATTCTACAACCACCAAGAATTACCTTGCTGGCACTCCTGTTTTCAAATATGAATTGGGTGGTGTTTCCTTAAGGAGAATTAATAAAACTCATTACTTAGGAAACGTATCAATTGCTAACTCCATCACCTTTGATTCTTATAATATTAAACTTGATATGGGATCAAGTGGTCTTGGAAGATCTACGGGTGCAAGTTTCCCTATTCTTTATATGGGTCAAACTAAGTCTGCAGGTGGAGACAATGTAACTGCTACTCAGAACATTCCTTTTGAAATTATGAATCCACAGATTCAAAATCTTACATTACAAGGAACAAATCTTACATCTGAAGTAAGAACTGTAACTGGTGCAAGTCTAGATGGAAATGAAATTCCTTACGTAGATAAAGGATTTGAAGGAGTAACTATTGGACAAAATAATTATATGTCAACTCCTCGTATCGTAGCTTCTGATATTAATCAAACTAATAACTTAACTACTTTGCCTGGTAATAAATCATTAAATATGAGAGTTACTTTCTCTACCACAGATTCAAAATTATCTCCAATAATTGATACTCAAAGAATGAGTGTTATCTTTAGTTCTAATAGAGTCAATGCACCTATTTCAAACTATGTAACTGATAATAGAGTGAACAGTGCATTTGATGATCCAAATGCTTTCCAATATCTTTCTAAAGAATTCCAATTAGAAAATTCTGCTACCACCTTGAAGATTATTTCTGATGCATACATAAACACTGATGCTGATATCAGGGCATTCTATGCAATAAGCAATTCTGCTGGAACTGATCCAGTCTACATGCCTTTTCCAGGATTTAGTAATATTGATGGGAATGGTCAAATAATTGATGTGGCTGATAATGATGGAAGATCAGATACATTCGTTTTCCCATCTACAAATGAAGAAATATTGACACCAAGCAATGAATTTAAGGAGTATGCATTTAGTATAAATGATCTTCCTTCATTCAAGTTCTATAGAATTAAAATAGTAATGACTTCAACAAGTCAAAGTTATCCTCCTAGAATGAGGAATCTAAGAGTCCTTGCACTAGCATAATATGTCTTATTTGAAAGTGGAAGGACATGGTGAATTGTATAGAGATTCTACAACAAATTCTATTGTAAATCGAAATACATCTGATTATAATCGTTATATGTCTCAGAAAAAAACTAAAAATGAAGAGGCAGAAAAAGTGGATACAATGGAGCAAGATCTTGCACATTTAAAAAATGAAATTAATGAAATCAAATCTTTACTCAAGGAGTTAGTAAATGGCTAATCAAAATATAACCTTTGACCTAGAATCAGGAACTCCTTTTGAATCTAATATTGCCATTAATGGTGGAGCAAATTTTAGTAATACATTCACAGTAAAAAATCCAAACGGGACAGCATTTAATTTTACGGATTATACTGGATCATCTCAAATGATCAAAAGTGTAGCAGTAGGTGCTACAGATGCAGCTGCTGCCACATTTGCAGTTGGATTTACTAGTGCAGCTGGCGGTAAATTAAATATATCTTTAGGATCAACGAGCACTAGAAATTTAGAGGAGGGAAGGTATGTTTATGATGTTAATGTTGGATCAGGATTAACAGTTTACAAAGTTGTTAAGGGATCAGTCATAGTTAAAGCGGGTGTGTCTTCTGCACCTTCCTAAATAATTTCACAGGAATAGTAAATAGATGGCACAACCAGCAAGTAGATCTCAATTAAAAGATTATTGTTTAAGGCAACTAGGAGCACCTGTGCTTGAAATTAATGTTGCCGATGAACAAGTAGATGATATAATTGATGATGCTCTTCAATATTTTTATGAAAGGCATTTTGATGGTGTGATGAGAACCTATTTAAAATACCAAATAACACAGGATGATATTGATAGAGGAAAAGGGCCTGGTCAAGACGGAGTATTAGGAATAACAACAACCACAGCAGAAGCAACCATTGATGGTGCTACAATGCAGTTTGATTGGGAAGAAAATAGTAACTACCTACAAGTGCCACCCTCAGTTATTGGAATAGAAAAAGTATTTCACTTTGACGGATCACAGTCAATGTCAAGTGGTATGTTTAGTATTAAATATCAGTTATTTTTAAATGATATTTACTTCTTTGGAGCAATGGAAATGCTCACCTATAATATGACAAGAACATACTTGTCTGACTTGGAGTTTGCATTAACTACACAAAAACAATTCAGATTTAATCAACGTCAAGATAGATTGTATCTAGATATTTCTTGGAGTGAAGTAACTGCAGGTGATTATCTAGTAATAGATTGCTTTAGAACAATAGATGCTAATGATTATGTAAGAGTTTGGAATGATTCATTCTTAAAGAGATATACAACTGCTCTCCTCAAAAGACAATGGGGACAAAATTTATTGAAATTCCAAGGAGTAAAATTACCTGGTGGAGTAGAACTAGATGGTAGAGCCATTTATGAGGATGGAATGAAAGATCTGGAAATTATTAGAGACATGATGTCCAATACTTATGAATTACCACCTCTGGATATGATAGGCTAATGGCATTAAATCCTTTTTTTATCCAAGGAACTTCTGGTGAACAGAGTTTAGTTCAGGATCTTATTAATGAACAGTTAAGAATGTATGGGGTGGAAGTGTTTTATCTTCCTCGTCAATATGCAAAGACTGATACTGTTATCAAAGAGGTAATATCATCCGATTTTAATTATTCATATCCCATTGAGGCATATGTAGAAAATTTTGATGGATATAATGATAACAGTGTGATGCTTTCCAAGTTTGGAATACAGGCAGAAAATGAACTAACTGTAACTATATCAAAAGAAAGATTTGAAAATTACATTAGTCCATTAATTGAAAATTTACCAAACGTAGAATTATCTACCAGACCTAAGGAAGGAGATCTCATCTATTTTCCATTAGGTGATAGGTTATTTGAAATTAAATTTGTAGAACATGAAAAACCATTCTACCAGTTAAGAAAAAATTACGTTTATACACTTACCTGTCAACTCTTCAGAGCAGAAGACGAGATATTGGATACTGGTATTGAAGAGATTGATGATACATTCGATACTGACTTTAATCTTAGAACGCTTACCTTGGTGGCTGCAGGAACCACTGCTACTGCCTTTGCTGGTATTATAACCAGTGGTGGTGTTAATCAAATTATTGTAACTAATAGAGGTGAAAGATATCTTTCTGCACCTACGGTAGCAATATCATCTTCCCCTACTGCTGGTGGAACGGCTGTCGGTATTGCCACCCTTATGTCTGGATTAATTAATTGTGATGGTACAGATATTGGAGAAAAGGTTCAAGGTATTTACGTCACGAATCCAGGTAGAGATTACACTGATAATCCTGGTATTGTCATTTTACCAACTGGAGATGATCTTGGTGTGGGTGCTGCTGCAACCACTAGAATATCTGACAATGTAGTTGGAGTTGTGACTCTATCAAGTGGTGGTTCTGGATATACCACTGCACCTTCTGTTTCATTCAGTTCTCCAGGTATTGGAACAACTGCTACTGCTATTGCAGTCGTAAGTTCTGCGGGAACCATATCTAATGTATTTGTCACACATGCTGGTGCTGGATATACTGTTGCACCTACCATTACTATCGGAACTCCTTATATGTTAGGAGAAGGGACTTACATTGATAATGAAACAGTAACTGGTTCCTCCAGTGGTATAACTGCCCTTGTGAAGACATGGAATGCTGTATCTGGAGAATTAGTAATTTCTAATTCAACAGGAGAGTTTGTAATGGGTGAAAATATTACAGGTAATGAGAGTGGTGCGGTTTATCAATTAAAAATTGAACAAACAGACAATACAGTTGATGAATATCCATCTAATCTAGAGATTGAAAATGCAGCAGATGACATTCTAGATTTCAGTGAAAAGAATCCTTTCGGAACACCCTAAATATAATATACTAGGTCTAAAAAGATGTTTGAGTATTATTACCACGAAATATTAAGACGAACGATTATTTCGTTTGGAACCCTTTTTAATGGAATAGAAATCAAGCATGATGATTCTGATGGTGATGTTTCAAGTGTTATTAAAGTTCCTCTTGCATATGGGCCTACTCAAAAGTTTTTAGCAAGGTTGCAACAATCTCCTGATCTTAATAAAGCAACTCAAATATCATTACCTAGAATGTCATTTGAGTTTGTTGGTTTGCAGTATGATGGATCTAGAAAAGTAACAACCACTCAGACATTTAAATCAGAAACCGTAGGAGTAGCAACAGCCATTAGAAAAACTTTTATGCCTGTTCCTTATAATATGTCTTTTGAACTTTCTGTTTTTACTAAGTTGAATGATGATATGCTTCAGATTGTAGAACAGATATTACCATACTTTCAACCTTCATATAATTTAAGTGTTGACCTTGTAAGTACTATTGGAGAGAAGAGAGATATTCCTGTTATTATTGAAAATATTACAATGGAAGATGATTATGAGGGAGATTTTACAACTCGTAGATCATTAATTTATACATTTAGATTTACTGCAAAAACATACCTATTTGGTCCTGTTGGTTCCAAAGCAAGTGCAGACAAGGATCTTATCAAGAAGGCAACTATTGGATACATTGCTGGTGGATATACCAAGACTCCAAGCAGAGATGTTACTTACTCTGTCGAACCTCGTGCTACAAAGGCTTATGATAGTAATGTAACAACTAATCTTAGTGTTGATATTGGTTTAGATGGAAATATGATTCAAGTTAATGATTCCTCTGGTATTACTGAAAATACATTTGTAATCATAGATAATGAGTCTATGTATGTTGATAAGAAGGACGCTACAGATACCAACAAACTCTTTGTTAACAGAGGAGCAGATGGCACTACTCCTACTGCTCACGTTGCTGGTGCTGGAGTAAATCTCGTTACTGCTACTACGAATGCTTTAATCGAAGTTGGTGACGACTTTGGATTCGACGGTTCTTTTGATTAAAAACAATGAAAAAACTAGATGATGCTTTCAACATTTCCGAAACTGAAGTGGTAGAAACAGAAAAGGTGGGGATTACACCTGAACAAAAACCTGATAGAATTACTAAAGACGACATTACTAGAGATTATGAATATACAAGAGGCAATCTATATTCTATCATTGAAAAAGGACAAGAAGCAATTGACGGAATTCTTGAACTTGCTCAAGAGAGCGACATGCCGAGAGCGTATGAGGTAGCAGGTCAATTAATTAAGAGTGTTTCTGATGCCACTGATAAGTTGATGGATCTTCAGAAAAAACTTAAAGATGTAAATGAGGAACAACAAACCAAAGGCCCTAATACAGTTAATAATGCACTCTTTGTTGGATCCACAGCAGAGTTAGCTAAACTTATAAAAACTGGACTTCCTGAAGTCGATAAATAAGTTGAGGGAGAGAAATCCCAAAGTACCAAAACTACTCATAACATGTCGGAAGACAATATTGAAAATTTGCCGTCTATAGAAGACTATAAAGATAATTCTGATGAATTGCCTTCAGTTGAAGATTTAATAACTGAGCAAGAATTACCATCAGTAGAAGCATTTGTTCAAAAAGAAGAAGAGATAAAAGAGGAAGAAGAAGTAACAATAATTGATGATGCCCACGGAAATCCAAAGATAGAAGTTACTGATGTAATTCCAGCACCTCAATGGGGTGAATTGGTTCGTATGGTTAATGATGTTAGGGAAAGTATTCCTGACATTCCAGAAATAAAATCTTACGATAATGAACTTAAGGAACTTTCAGAACACTTAGAACAATTAAAAGAAAGTATTCCAGAAGTTCCAGAGGTAAGATATTATGACGCAGAAGTAGAAACAATATGTGAGCAAATTGATTTAGTAAGAGAGGAAGTTAAGAACCTTCCTGAAGTAAAATACTATGATGAACAATTAAATACAATTGAAGAGAAGATTAAAAATCTTCCAGAACCAAAGTATTATGATGGCGAAATCGAAGCGATATGTGAAGCCATTGATCAGGTCAGGGATCAGATTCCTACTTTCCCTAAATGGGTAAATGAGGTTAATGAAGTCCCTGATTTTTCATGGATTGGAAAAACCTTTAGTGTAATTGATGATGATTTTGTTAAGGTAGGAGATCATATAAAAGATCTTAAAACCAAATTTGATTCTGATCTTGAAGAATTAACTGAAAATATAGATCTTAAAGATTTTGAACAAAGAGTAGAGATTGAAGAATTAAAGAAAGCCAAAGATAAGATATATGAGGAACTAAGAGAGTCTGCGATTAAGATATGGGAATATCAAAGATCGTTTAAAGATGATGATAGAAAGTTAAAGAAGAGTATATTAAGTAAACTCAATGAGACAAAGCAAAACATTGAGAAACAGATTGATGAATCTTATAGTAAAAGCAATGAGTCAAATGAAACTCTTAAGTCTTACTTAGATGGATTAAAAGAGGAAATATCCAATCTTCCTGAACCTAAAGATTATGATGATAATATTACAGAGTTAAAGAAAAGTTTATATGGTCTTGATAAAAAATATACAGATCAAACTACCAATATTGCAGAACTCTATAAAATTGTTGAGGAACTAAAAGGACAGCAACAAGATCTTACAGAGATCTATAACGATAGACCTTTAACTCCTGATCCTGATCTTAAACAAGGTGATGATCCTCTTACTCCTATTAATCAAAAATTTGCAACTCTTCAAGATTTAGCTTCAAACTATAGACTTTTTGTAAACAGAGTTGAACAGCAATTATATACTATTGGTGGTGGTGGTGCTGCGTTCATTCATGATCTTGATGATGTTGATTTTGATCGAACTACAGGAACTAATAAACTTCTAATTTATGATGGCACTCAATGGGTTGGTATTGCAAGTACAGCCTTAGGTGGAAGCACTGGTGTTGGTGGTACTGATTTTATATCTGGTATTGCTGCTACATTTAGTAGTAAGGTAACTACTGATTTTCTTGCTGGTATTGCTGCCACATTCAGTGGTAATGTAACTGTCGGTGGAACGATAACCTATCAAGATGTAACGCATCAAGATGTTCTTGGTATTGGTACGTTCCAGCAAGGTGTTCAAATACTTAATAATGGTTTAAGTGTAAACACAGGTATTGTTACTGTTGTTCCTCCTAGTGGTATTGGAACAGTTACGATTGGAGCTGGTGATACTACCCTTGTGGTAGATGGAGATGCTCGTGTAATTGGCATCCTAACCATAGGTCGAGCATCTGTAACAATTGATGGTACTACCAATAAGGTTACTATCGGTGATGAAGATGTTGTTATTTCAAATTCAAGCGTAACCATTGGTGACAATGTAACCATTGAAGCGGGTGCATCTGGTATTAACTCTGCACCTAATGTTTTTTATGTTGCCAAGGATGGTAATGATTCTAATAATGGAACATCTATCGACAATGCTAAATTAACAATTGCTGGTGCAGTTGGAGTTGCTACATCTGGTTCTACCATTAAGGTTCTTTCTGGAAATTATCAGGAGGCAAATCCTATTCAAGTTCCTGCTAACGTATCAATTGTAGGTGATGATCAAAGATCGGTTAACGTAAGTGGAAGTGCTGCTCATAAAGATATCTTCTCTGTAAGAAAAGGAGTTAAGTTAGCAAATATGACCTTTACTGGTCATGTGGGATCTGCAGCTGCAGTTGGATTCCCAACGAGTGAGATTGCAGAAAATGTAGGTGGTGGTAAATGGAAAGGTCCATATATTCAAAACTGCACAAGTAATACAACGACTGGTGTAGGAATAAGAATTGATGGTAATCAGGCTAGATTACTAAAGACAATGAACGTGGATGCTTTCACTCAATACAATCAGGGTGGAGTAGGAGTTGCAGTAACTAACCAAGGTTATGCACAGTTAGTATCAGTATTCACGATTTGTTGTGATGAGGCAATTAGTTGCCATGCAGGAGGACAAGCAGATGTTGCTAATAGTAACTGTAGTTTTGGTACATTTGGATTAGTTTCAGATGGTAAGAGTCCTCTTCAATATACAGGAGTTGTTACTTCCTCTGCAGCCGCAGGACAGGACAATGTAATACTTAATATTGGAGTTACAACATCAACTATAAGCGGAGTTGCATATACTCATACCACAGGAGAGGCAACTGTAACGACTAGTGGAGCACATCCTTTCTCTGTGGGAATGGGAGTTAGTCTTGCTGATATTGGATTCTCTTGTGACTTTGGATTTAAAAACTATCCAGAAAAACAACCTTTTGTGTTTAGAGTAATATCAGTTCCTTCTACAACTAGTTTCACTGTAAACTTAGGAATCTCTACACTAGCACATACTTACGTTGGTGCGGGTGCATCTGCAGGAACAGCAAAGATTGATGTAGATAGACCTTATGATGGACAAATAGTTTATTTTGATGAACTATATCAATCAGTAGAATCAGTTACTGTGGGTTCTGGAGGAACTGGATACACTTCAACTCCTACAGTTACTTTTGAAGCACCATCAGGACCAAATGGAGAAACTGCAACAGCATTTGCTACTCTTGAAGGAGAATCAATTGCATCTATCACTATTATTAGTAGTGGTAGTCAATATACCGAAACTCCTGATATAACAATCTCTGCTCCTAATGTGGGATCTAACGCTGCAAGTGTAAGTGTTAGTATGGCCCCAATTTACTACACAATAAATAGTTCAACTCCAGTAACATCTGGAATTACTACGTTAACTCTTGCAGAAAACTTGATCAATACTGTTGGTGTAGGAAGTACTGTATTCTTCCATCAGCAAAGTAAAATTATTGCTAGTTCTCATACTTTTGAATATATTGGTGCTGGAAATGAAATAGCATCTGCTACACCTAAACGTGGTGGAGTAACTATTCAGGCAAATGAAGTAATTACTTCAAATGGTGGAAATGTAGTTTACACTAGCACCGACCAATCAGGTAATTTTAGAATAGGTGATGACTTCCAAATTGATCAAACTACTGGTACAATTAGTGGAAGATCATTTAGTAAGAGTCTATTCTCAGAAATGACACCATTTATCCTAGCACTAAGTTAAGATGGCCCAATTAGCACTTAATAGATTTCAAACAGAAACTCTAGAATTAACAACTTCTGAGCAGACCATGTACACTGCTCCTACAGGATATACTGCCATTGTTCTTTATGCACATGTTTCTAACTATGGATCCTCTGATACCACTGTGACAATGAAGCACGTAAGATCTAGCACTGAAACTGAAATAATAAAAGGAGCAAATGTTCCAACTGCAGATGCTTTTGTTCCTATGAGTGGGAAGTTAGTTTTGGAAACAAATGACTCTATAAAAATTTCTGCTGGTGCAAACTCAACTTTGAAATGTATATTAAGTATTTTAGAAACTGCAACGTAAACCAATGCCATACATAGTCGGACCAACAAACATTAGTCAATTAAGTATGCCTAATGCCAAAGTTAGCTCTGGTATTAGAACAACTACTTCGACTGGTGCAGCTGCTTTGGTAACGTTGACAGCAGCAGATTTTCAATCAGTTGATTATCAAGTTCAAGTGGTGAAAGGAACTAGTTATAATTCAGCAATGATAAAAGTAATTCATGATGGAACAACTGCATATATGACAGAGTATGGTAACGTAAATCAACCTGATGTTGGCATTGCTACTTTCTCAGCCGATATCAATAGTGGAGATCTAAGACTCCTTGGTTTCCCTGATTCATCCGACTCAACAACATTCAAAGTTATCTTCAGTGCAATAAAATCATAAATATAAAGGTAGAGTCTGTTTTTTAATGAAAAAGTGTCCTCCAGGTGAATACTATTGTTATCAATCTAAAAGGTGCAAACCAATTCCTCGTGGTTATCATGTAGGAGGTAGAGGATATCTTGAAAAAGATGGTGATGAGAATGGAAAGAAAAATGGTAACGGCAACGGAACCAATGGTAATGGTAATGGTAATGGAGGTAATGGCAACGGCTCTAATGGTGGTGGTAATGGTGGAGGAATGAGTGAATCCACAATGCTACCAAGAAGAACAGGAAATATAATAGATGTATATGTTGGTTGGAGAGGAAAAGGTTACATGATAAAAATGTTTTTCCCTCAGATCAAACGCCCTTCACGCAGAGAAGTACTGGATCAAGTGAGAAAAGTGTATCCTGGTGCTCAACTCTGGTCTTACCAAGTTTCCAATTATGAACCAGGAGAACCACTCCTCCAGACAGGAGGAAGAAACTAAACAGTTAAAAAAGAAAGTAGAAAATTTAGAAAAAATATTACAACTACAACAAAAAACTAGAGATCACGATAAAAAATTTGGCAAATACGAAATGATGTAGGAGGTGTACTATGGATGATGTTTACTTAGGCAATCCGCTTTTAAAAAAAGCAAATGTTGCACAGGAATTTACTCAAGAACAAATCCTTGAGTTCATGGCTTGTAAAAATGATCCTGTATATTTTGCAAGGCAACATGTCAAGATTGTGAGTTTGGATGAAGGTTTAGTAGGGTTTAAACCTTATGACTTTCAAGAGAAGTTAATTAGAAACTTCCATGAGAATAGATTCAATATTTGTAAGATGCCTCGGCAGACTGGTAAGTCTACTACATCAGTATCTTACCTATTACATTATGCTGTCTTTAATGACAATGTAAATATTGGTATTCTTGCTAACAAGGCAGCAACTGCCAGAGACTTACTGGGTCGTTTACAAACTGCCTATGAGAATCTACCTAAGTGGATGCAGCAAGGAATCATATCATGGAACAAAGGATCACTGGAGTTAGAAAATGGTAGTAAAATCTTGGCAGCTTCGACTTCTGCTAGTGCTGTTCGGGGTATGTCTTTTAACATCCTATTCTTGGATGAATTTGCTTTTGTTCCCAATCACATCGCTGAATCTTTCTTTGCTAGTGTTTATCCTACTATTACTTCTGGTAAAAGCACTAAAGTAATAATGGTTTCTACCCCTCACGGGATGAACCATTTTTATAGGTATTGGCACGATGCAGAGAAAGGAAAGAATGAATATGTACCAACGGATGTTCACTGGTCAGAAGTGCCAGGTAGAGACTCTGAATGGAAGAGACAAACGATTGCAAACACATCTGAACAACAGTTTAAGATTGAGTTTGAATGTGAGTTCTTAGGATCTGTTGATACTTTAATTGCTCCAAGTAAATTAAGAACACTCATCTATGAACAACCAGGTAAATCTAGTGGTGGATTGGATGTTTTTGTTGATCCTATCCAAGGTCATGATTATGTAATTACAGTTGATGTAGCAAGAGGTGTATCAAAAGACTACTCAGCCTTTATAGTTGTAGATATAACTGAGTTTCCTCATGCAGTGGTCGCAAAGTATAGGAATAATGAAATTAAACCTATGTTGTTTCCAAGTATTATTCAAGATATTGGAACAAAGTATAATGATGCATTTGTTTTATGTGAAGTAAATGATGTGGGAGATCAGGTGGCATCTATATTAAACTTTGATTTGGAATATAAAAATCTTCTGATGTGTTCTATGAGAGGTAGAGCAGGTCAAATTGTTGGTCAAGGATTCTCTGGAAAGAAAACTCAACTTGGACTTAAGATGTCTAAGACAGTTAAGAAGGTTGGTTCTCTTAACTTAAAAACATTGATAGAGGAAAATAAACTTCTTTTCACTGATTATGATATATTAAATGAACTTACAACTTTTATTCAAAAGGCTAATTCATTTGAGGCAGAGGAGGGATGTAATGATGATCTTGCCATGTGTCTTGTAATCTATGCATGGTTAGTTGCACAAGATTATTTTAAGGAACTTACTGACCAAGATGTAAGAAAAAGATTATATGAAGAACAGAAGAATCAGATTGAGCAAGATATGGCTCCCTTTGGTTTCATGGATGATGGTATGGGTGATGAGAGTTTTGTTGAAGATGGGGATAGATGGTTTCAGGCAGATGAGTATGGTGATAAATCATATATGTGGGAATACTTATCCTGATGGAAATAGACAAGCAAATAAAGTTAGGACATTTATTGCTGTCTAATAGAATATGTAGAACTTGTGGAGAAGAAAAGAATCTAATAGAAAGTTTTTATAGAACTCGTAAAGATAGAGGCCCTGTTGCATCTTCTTATTCTTATGAGTGTAAGGTATGTACAATTCAACGAATAGTAAGAAATAGACAAAGAGAAAACCCATTTACTGAATGGAATTATCCTGATTGGTAATTGTTCACGGCATGTTTCCCCATCGAAAATGTCATAAACAATAAATAATTTCAGGTAAAAATGAGTATTTCGGAGAAGAATATGGCGACTCCTCAATTATCACCTGGAGTAGTAGTTAGGGAGGTTGACCTAACTGTTGGGAGGGCAGATAACGTACTATCAAATATCGGTGCAATCGCAGGACCATTTAGAATTGGTCCTGTTGAAGAAGCGATTGATATTACTAATGAACAAGACTTAATCAACACATTTGGAAAACCATTATCTACTGATAGACAGTATGAGTATTGGATGAGTGCATCATCATTCCTCTCTTATGGTGGTGTTCTAAAAGTTGCAAGGGCAGACGGTGCAACTCTTAATAACGCAAACGCAGGTGCTCCAATTGGTGGAGTTGGTATTGCTTCTACAAGTAATATTAAGATTAAAAACTTTGATGATTATCAAGGAGCTTATACAGATATAACTAGCGGATGGACATGGGCTGCTAAGAATCCTGGCACATGGGCAAACAATCTTAAAGTATGTTTCATTGATGATTTTGCAGATCAAACTGTTGGATTCTCTACGGTTGATCTTAAAAACTTTGGTTTCACAGTAGGAGCAGGTGTTACATGGGCATACAGTGGAACAACAGCAGGAGTTGGTACAACATCAACTACTAATGGATATGTAAAAGGTATTGTTACTGGTGTTGCTACTAATACAAGCACAACTGAACAAAGTACAATCGATGTGAAGATTGTATCCAGAGTTCAAACAACAGGTGCAGGTGCTACTGAGACATCAATAGATTATGCTCAGTTTGATCCACAATCATCAATAACAAAAGGAGTTACACTATTTGGTGTTAATAGCTCTGGTATTAACACTGACGGTGGTTCAGGTTTATTAGGTGCGAGTTTAATAACTGGTGTTACTACCGTTTCTGACTGGTATAATAACCAGACAATGAATCTAACAAATTCTACAATTTTCTGGAAACAAGTTGCATCAAAACCAACTACAAGTAGATACAGTAGTGAGAGAAGTGGTAAAAATGATACCCTACACGTTGTCGTGGTAGATGATGATGGATCAGTATCAGGAATTCAGGGAACTATTCTTGAGAAGAGTCTCTTCCTTTCTAAAGGAGCTGATACAGTATCTGATGTCTCTGCACCTGAAAGAACTTTCTACAAGGACTTTATTGCACAGCAATCAGAATTCTTATATTCTGGATTTAATGTATCAAGTGCAACTGATAGTTACTTCCAAACTGAACCAACAGCAACAGGATTTACCACTTTCTCAGGTGTTAAGTCTCAATCATTTACTCCTATTGGAGTCGCTGGAGGTTTATGGGGACAAGATGCTCAAGGAGTTATCTTTAATGCTATCGGTAATGTAACATATCCTCTTGGTGGTGGTGTTGACTATGCTGCCTCTGGTGGTACTGAATTCAAGGCAACACTTGGAAGTATATCTAATGCATATGACTTATTCTCTAATAGGGATGAAGTAGACATAGATTACTTAATCATGGGGCCTGGTTGCAGTGCTAAAGACGAATCTCAAGCAAAAGCAAATAAACTTATATCGATAGCAGAGTCTAGAAAAGATTGTGTGGCTGTAATTTCACCACATAGATCGGATGTTGTAAATGTTACTCAAAACTCCAACCAAACAAATAATGTTATTGAGTTCTTCTCTCCATTAAATTCATCATCTTATGCTGTATTCGATAGCGGATATAAGTATACTTTCGATAGATTTAATAACAGTTTTGTATACCTTCCATGTAATGCTGATGTAGCAGGTTTGATGGTTAGAACTGAAATTGAGGCTTTCCCTTGGTTCTCTCCTGCTGGTCAACAGCGAGGAGTCTTGAATAATGCAATCAAACTTGCATATAGTCCGAAGAAGTCTCAAAGAGATGTTCTCTATGAGGCAAGGATTAACTCTATTATTAATCAGTCTGGAACTGGTATTCTTCTCTTTGGTGATAAGACGGGATTGAATTTTGCATCTGCGTTTGACAGAATCAATGTTAGGAGATTATTCTTAACTGTTGAAAAATCATTAGAGGCAGTGGCAAATGCTCAACTCTTTGAATTTAATGATGAGATAACTCGTGCAAACTTTACCAATGTAGTAGAACCATTCCTAAGAGATGTTCAAGCAAAGAGAGGACTTGTTGATTTCCGAGTCATCTGTGATGAGTCAAACAATACTCCTAGTGTGGTTGATAATAATGAATTCCGTGCAGACATCTTCTTGAAACCCACTAAGTCTATTAACTTTGTTACCTTAACCTTCGTTGCTACCAGAACTGGAGTCAGTTTTGAAGAAGTAACTGGAAGAGTTTAACTTTATAATTAATTACATAGGAGAAATTAACCAATGGCCAGTTTAAAAACCATTACCCAATTTAAGTCGAGACTTGCTGGTGGCGGTGCTCGTCCTAATCTGTTTGAAGTCAATATTAATGACTTCAAATTTGCAGATGTTTGGGATAACGAAACTTTTCAGTTTCTTTGCAAGTCTGCTGCACTTCCATCATCGAACATTGCCCCTGTAGAAATTCCTTTCCGAGGAAGAGTATTGAAGGTCGCTGGAGACAGAACCTTTGATACATGGACAGTTACTGTTATAAATGATGAAGATTTCAAACTTAGAACTTCATTTGAGCAATGGATGAACGGAATCAATAAGTTAAGTGATGCTAGTGGAGCTACATCCCCTAATTCATATATGGGTAATGCCACTGTTAATCAGTTAGGAAGATCACCTGAAGGCCGTTTTGGCACTGCCAATAGTGGTACAGGTGATGCAAGTGGTGGTGGTGCATCACTTGAACCCCTTAGAACATACTACTTTGATGGTATTTTCCCAACAGAGGTTTCCTCAATAGATCTTTCCTACGAAAGTGGTGATGCTATTGAAGAATATACTGTTACATTCCAAGTTCAGTACTGGGTCGTAGGATCTAATACAAGTGCAGGAAATCCATCTGATCAAACTGGCACTGTAATAGTGTGATAAATAGTGAAATAAAGGGCATCTTAACATAAATCATGGCTAAGTTATTTGGGTTCTCGATAGAGGACAACGAACCACAATCGCAAAATATAGTATCTCCCATTCCTCCTTCAAACGAGGATGGGAATGATCATTATTTAACGAGTGGTTTTTTTGGTCAATACGTTGATATTGAAGGTGTCTATAAGACAGAATTTGAATTAATTAGAAGATACCGTGAAATGGCATTGCACCCAGAGTGTGATAGTGCTATCGAAGATATTATAAATGAAACCCTTGTATCTGATTCAAATGATAGTCCTGTTGAGATCAATCTTGATCATTTAAATGCAAGTGATGGAATTAAGCAAAAGGTAAGAGATGAGTTCAAGTTTATTCTAGAACTCTTAGACTTTCAAAAGAAGGCTCATGAAATCTATAGAAATTGGTATATTGATGGAAGATTATACTATAATAAGGTAATAGATTTAAAGAAACCACATGAGGGGATTCAGGAATTAAGATATATTGACGCAATAAAAATGCGTTATGTAAGGAAACAGAAG